TGTAACAATCGAGATGGTTGCGTAGTTCAGAAGCTTTCATCGGGGAAAAGGGCGGAGGGGTCTACCGATTCCTGCGTATGGTCGAAGCATTGCTCCCATGCATTGTCTGCGAGGGTGGCGCTTCCTTCCCATACGGGAGTGGAGCGAATGAGACGCTCCAGAGTTTCACTGTTGGACTTTCGGGCTTCATGGGCAATGTCGCCCAAGTGATTGAAAGCGGTGTCGGTGAGGGTGACGTGGCGGCGCTTTTTAAGTTCGCCATGAGCATTCGGCACGGTGATCAAAGGTGGTGAAGAAGGAAATAGGTGAAAGCGAAAGAAATAATGAAGATCAGAAGAAGCTCCATCGGGGAGAGCGGCTCGACACACCTTACACACCTTTTTCAGAGGTGCAACCCCTTATTTCACGAGTCTCACGAGACCGCCGTTGAATGCTTAAGCGTGCATTAAGAACGCTGCAAAGCGTTGCCACGCCTAGAAAATCTGCTACAACAGCTCTGACTCACCCCCGCTCATGGCCTTCAACATCCTTGACCACGAAGCCAAGCTGGAGCCTTCTAAAGAAGCAGGGAAATATAAATGCCCCGCCTGTGGCGGCAGCAATCTCAGCCTCGACCGCAACAACGGCTCCTATAACTGCTGGAACGATCCATCGCCTAAACATCGCGCTGAAATTCGCAACATCCTTGCCCCAATGAAGCGATGGGAAAGGCCCCCTCGCGAATCTGGCACTTATCGCTTCAACTACCAAAACCAAGGCGGTGACACGGTTGTCGAGGTGGTGCGGCGTGATATCGATGGCAAAAAGCAAATTCGCCAGGAATATCCAGGCGTGTCTGCTGACACGCCGCAGCGCAAGAAAGTTGTAGACGAGCGGCGCTCACAAGTATTGCCCTATCGATATAAAGAAGCTGTTGAAGCTTCAAAAGCATTACAGCTTCCCATCTTCGTGGTTGAAGGTGAGCTTTGTTGCGATGCGGTGTGGCAAATCGGCTTGCCTTCCGTCACATTCCTTGGCGGTAGCAAGCAGTACCGTTCTTGCGCTGACTACTCATCGCTCTTCAAAAGTGGTCGTCTCGTCTTGTGTCCCGACCGAGATGAGCCTGGTGTGGCATTCATGCGGGAAGTGGCATCAGACAATCCTGGTGCGCAATGGCTCTATGCAGATCCCGACAGTTTTGAATGGGACTCCCTTCCGCAAAGTAACGGCTTTGACATTTCCGACTGGATTGAGGAAGGCGCCGATCAAGACTTAATTCTCGCTTCCATCGTTTCCAAGGACCGTCACGAAGGTCACGATGGCCTCCCGTCATATGAGGAGATCATTGGCACCCTTGAAACAATGGTGGGCCTTTATGGCAATGATGCTCGCGTGTTGTTCGAGGCTCGTCAATGGATGACCAACCATGGCCTCAAGATGGCCACCAGCGAGCTGGAAAAGCTTTTAAGTGAAGCTAAAGCCAGGGTGGATGGAAAAGAGGAAATCGAAGTGTTGGACGCCAAGGCCATTGCCCTTTCAAATGAAGTGAGGCGCTGGACTATCGCTGGCATCCTTCCCGAAAGCAGCGTCATGCTCTTGGCCGCTGCGCCAGGTAGCGGCAAATCCACGCTCATCTACAACTGGGCCATGAGCATTGCCACTGGCTCTGAATGGAGCGGGCGCCGATGCATGAAAGGCAAATCCCTCATCATTCAATGTGATGAGCCTGTAGTTGATGCTGCAGAGAAAATGCAGGTGATCGGCTACGACCGCGACGACTTGGAGTCTGATGCCATTGGTTTTGTGGAGCGTTGGCGCTTTTCCAATATTGGCTGGCTTGCCGACCGCATTAAGCGTGATCGCCCACAATTTGTAGCCATTGACAGTCTCACGGCATGCTTGGCTGGCATGGATGTTGATCTCATTAAAAGTGATGCAGGTAATGTCATCTACGAACTGCGAGACATTGCTAACACCTATGGCTGCAGCATTGTCATCCTTCACCACCTCAACAAAACTGGCGGCATTCGTGATAGCTCTAGTTTTGAGGCGAACGTCTCGGAAGTTGTGAAGCTTTATAGGCCAGAGAACAATCCTGGCCCAAATGAATTCCTTTTGGAATGGACCAAGAGCCGCTCTGGCCTTTCAGGAAAGCATTTCTTAGTGCGAGAGCCTAGTAACTATGGCTGGTTCTATCGAGGGCCAGTGGATGGTGATCCTGAAGACCTGATGCGCATTGTCAATGCCGTGAATAATCGCGGCATGGAACGCTTTGATCCTCAACAGGTGAGCGTCATGCTCTCGATGTATGACACATCGAAAGCACGCCGCACGTTAGAGCAGGCTCGTCGTCAAGGCCTTATTACTGCCTCATGGCAGCTTGGTCCCACTGGTGAGCGTGATTTGCTCTATCACTCTTGGAAATATCAAGAACAAGAACTGACGGACTTTGCGGAGGAGAAACCAACTATCGAGAACGCCCCTGAGGAAATACCAGATTTTGACGATGGTATTCCGTTCTAAATAGAGGGAGACTTAGCTCGGCGTCTCCCCGCCCGCCCGACGCTACGAGGCGGGCTTTTTTAATGCTAACTAATATTTGCCTTATCAATAAACGGCCTTTATTGAGAATGCAGCTAACATAATAAAGATTATATTATGGCCGCGGCCTAGTTATTGCAATGGTTTTCCAGAATCCAGGCCTTGAAGCGCTGCACCAATACATCACTCGCAACAACTCTACCCCTGAGTCTGCCCCCGTCATTGAACAAAACGTGGTGGAGCAAATTGAGAAGAGCGTAGAAATTGAAGAAATCACCAAGGACATCCAAGACGATGCTCGCTTGGAACGCCCGAAATGGAAGGGATTTGGCTGATTTCAGAGGGTTTTGGGGCTCGTGCTACAGTGGTCACGGAAAGTCCCGAGCGCACCCAGTTCCAGAACTGACGAGCTCTAGACTCCCTCCAGGCATGGCCTTCCAGAGCCAGCGACGCCCCCCAAAGGGCGGAGCGGGATCCAGCACCCAGGCCAAGATCACCTAGAAGAACAAAAGTGTCTTCCAAGGTGAAAAAGGTGGATAACATTGCAGGGCAAACAAATTCTGCAATGATTAATCCTCCGAAGCCTGTCGAAAGTCTTCCTTCGCTGGAGCACAATGGAGTGGAAATTATTTGCCGTATACACAACGGCTTCTCCACACCATCGAAAGGCCCCGTTCCTGCACCGCGTTATCTGTATGGTGCCGTGAGCCCCGAAGGCGAACGGCATTGGCGACGCAGCCTTAATGACATCCAAGCTCTTATTGATGCTGGCTTTAAGCTGAATACGGCCTCCGCATCGAAAGAGTGACGCACGATAATCGTCTGTCTGATTCTGAATGGGATGAGATGGACTCGATACGGAGGGCCATTAATGATGGCCCTCCTGCGGTCGCAGCTCACAAAATGGAACGCTTCACAGAATTATTTGTGCGAACGCTTCCATATGAGGGCGATACAATTGCGCCAGTGGTAAACGTAACTAATGGCTCAGCCTGAAATTGTCTTCAAAGATAAAGAAGAAGGTTTGCGCTATGCACTAAAAATACTCACTGATGCTGGCCTTTCGCCAGAGGAAATTGAGCGTGTTCGTGCAAAGAATAAGCCTGGCGTAAACATGGCGAAGGACCTTATCGGCCTTCGCCGTTACATGGTTCAGGAACTATTGGCTGCCAACATGAGCAATCGACAGATTGCTGACGCATTGCAGCTCAGTAAAGAGACGGTGAATGCTGATCGGCATCATGCTCGCCAGCTCTATACGGAAAAGCTCTTGCAGAGCGCAGACGTGCATCGGGCACGTCTACTGAAAGAGCAAATGGACTTAAAAGAGAAAGCCCTCGAAGCGTTTGAACATAGCAAGCGCAAGAAAGTGACAACCATTCAAGATGGTGACGATGGGAAAGGCGGCACCATCATCAAGGTGGAAGAAAGTGCTGGTGAACATGGCTTCCTGAATGTTGCCAAGAATGCCCTCGTGGAACAAGCCCGCCTCTTGGGCCTGCATGAGCTGAAGCGCGAGGAGCAGCAAGACAAGACTTACCAGCAATTCCTGAAAGACCTCACTGTCACCATTGATAAGGAGAAAAAGCTCAGTGAAGACACTGCCATGAAAGAAGGAGCAGTGGAAGTTGAAGCAATGGACGCAGAGGAGAAAAGCGAGACGGAAGATGTGGCAATGCGCACGCGATTTCTGCAAAGTGCAGAAAGTCTTTAGGCCCGTTCGTTGACGAGCTTGGTTATTGTCGGCAGGATACAAGCGTTGCTCACTTCCTTTGTCTTTTTCCTTTGACAGCGTTGACGATTTCCTGCGAAAAGCTAGTGAAGCGAAGCGCGATCAACGCGCTGAAGCGAACGCTTGGGCTCAAGATTTTCTTAACGATCCCCATACAATTGGCGTACCAGTAGATCTGGCCGATACCATTGGTTCTCTTCTTGAAAAGTATGGCGATGAGCCCCTAAGGCAAATCGCCCTTTTCTGCCTTGGTAAGTGGTACGCCATTCATGCTGGTGTCATCCAAGAGATGATTGAAATGGAAGACACCGCTGCCTCCATTGCTGGTGCAATGGACGCCGCTCGCGTGAGTGGCGCCATTCAGCTTCTAGAAACCGTAGGCAGCTTTGGTGGCGATGATTCCTGGCGAGACATGCTCAAGGAAACCATCGTTTCTGAAGTGGATGAATACAAAGCACGAGAGCAGGGCGATGGTTGACATGCCCAATGCCATGAATGCCTATCTCATCACCACCAGTCGTGACGAGATGATTTCCCTCGTGGCACCTAACGAATGGCTCGCTCGTCAGTTATTTGCTAAGCATTTCCCGCGTAAGCGCATTTCAACGGTGACGGAATGGCCTTCTGACATTCCTTGCACTGTCCCCACCATCGAATGATTCTTCCCACACTTCGTCTCACCACCAGCCATGCAGGAGGCATTTTCCAGCTCGGTTCAATCACCATCGAATGGGCCAACACTATCCCCCAAGGCACCCAACTCATGGGGCAATCCCGTTGGGGCTGGACAACAGTCCTTTTCACAAATGACGTTTGGTTTTTCGGAAGATAAACTTGCTGGTCAGCGCAAGGCGTTTATTTGCATTCCGCCAGCATTGACACAGGAGATCATGCAGAAAGGGCAAGAAAGCCCGCCGCCACATCCCGTGTGGGCAAAGACAGTAAAACGCAATCGTTATTACGTCATTGCTGCTGACAGCTTGGAAGACCTCACGGAAATTGCAGACTTTGCTCGCGTGGAGCTAGAGGAGCCTGAAGAGCCTCTCACTAAGATCAGAAGGCAGGCCTGTCAAGCCCTGCTGGACCGAGCACATCGCTACGCCGTGTTAGAGCCTCTCGGTGAATACCACTGCATTGCCACTGCCTGGCGTGATCAGCCCCTACGTGGCCACAAGGCATCCTCGAAGGTGGTTCGTGAGCTTCGTGAAGCAAAGCGAAGCAAAGGCTTGACACTCTGGTGAAAAGGCGGCATCATGCCGCCATGGGACGCGAGTCCCGCTAATCGCCTTTCTAATTATGCATACCAAAGTTGTTTCCATTTCAGGCCATACCAGTGATCGTGGCTTATCAGTGTTCGCTAAGAACATTCTTGGCAATACTGTGCCAGTCATGTTTGGCAGCGAGCCCGTTGTTGAGGGTACGTTCAGAGTGCACGAGTTGCTCCGCGCCTGCCAGGCGCTTGAGACTGCCATTTGTGCCCTAGAAGGTCAGCGCTTAGACAATGGCCCCACTCCCATGGTGGACAATGCCATAAATGAACTGAACTATCTGCAAATTCGCCTTGATGGACTCATCAAGAGCAGCGCCGTTATGCACGGTGCAGTTGTCGAATGCATGGCTGTAGAAAAACCAGATCTCATGCAAAGCTATCTTTCAGCTTTTGCTCGTGCAGTAGGCGCAGGAGAAGTGTGACAATGGAAAAAGAACTAATGGAGTGGACAATGAAACCTTCAGAACTTTTTGAAGAAATTGCTTATCGTATGCGGCGCCTAGAAAAGCGCCTAGCAAAACTAAAGAAGACCGAAGAAGAGCTTATTCTCGAACGCTACCGTCAAGCCACTTCCATCTAACTAAAGGCCCCTTTGGGGGCCTTTTTTATTGCTCCCTATAGAATTGTTCTTGATATTGCAATGTGAATATGTTGTCCACAGCGATGCGTCAGCGCGTGGAATTTATTTGTCAACGCATTGCAGAAGGGGCGCCAGTTGAACTTTCTGACATGGCATGGCTGCAAAAGCTTGCAGCCCGCAATCCAACAGTAAATGACTGGCTAAAGAAAGCCCGTGACGTGGCGGTTAATGGTGAGATGCCACAGGAAAGCCTCGATGGCTTCTGTCAGGCTCTAGGTATTGTTGATTCCGATCCATCAGACCATCTCAGTGGTCCACAGGATCCTGTGGCGATAGCAGAGTGGTTTCAGAGTAAACAGCGTTGGTTTCGCGGCCAGTCTTCCCTTTAGCCTGCGCCCAGGTGGAATCGTTCGGTAGCGGCTCAGTGCCGTATTCAAATGTGTCGTAGTCTTCTTCATTACGCGGGTCATATACCACGCCATATCGCAACCACTTAGCTAGGCGTTCTTTTTCTTGCTCTGGTGAAAGCTTCATCATCCTCTCCATTGCATTTCCATTATCGCGCATGAAAAAGGCGGGCCTCAAAGCCCGCCTTTCTTAATGGTTGTGGCCTCCGATGAGCAATTTTAACCTTCAGGAGCAGTGCTCAACTAAAGGGACAGTACGCCTCTGAGGCTCATGCTGTGCCTTGGAAAGGTCGTAACGACCGTTCCCGTACTGTCTCACCCGTCCACCCTTGCGGCTCGCCACGCTAATGACGAGGGAAGCCGTTAAGCCTCCAGGACCGACCACTCAGAAATAGTAGCACTTGCCACCACCAAGGCATCCACGAAATCAGTAGCAATCCTTAAGAACCCTGCAGTGGCCAGTGGAAATGGGACACAATGGTGGGACTGCAGTGCTGGCGACCGCCTGCAGCCTCTGGACTTATTCCCCCATTCTGATGCTTCGTTTTCTTTCTTCTCTCCTGCTGCTGGGCACCATTGCACCATCCGCCCAAGCAGCAGCGTTTCAATGCGGCCAAGCAAGCCACTACGGCATTGGCGATGGCTACCACGGGCAACGAACTGCTTCTGGCCAACGCTTTGATGCCTACGCTATGACTGCTGCCCACCCATCGCTGCCATTAGGCTCTCGCGTCATTGTTAAGAATCGTGACAATGGCAAAAGCGTGCTAGTGACCATCAATGATCGTGGCCCTTACGCTGGTGGCCGCGTGCTGGACTTGTCCTATGGCAGCTTCTCTCGCATTGCTTCGCCTTCTCGTGGCGTAGCAAACGTCTGCATCTCCCGAGCCTGATCAGCTCACCATCCTCTCGAATCATGCTTAACCAACTTGCTTCCCTGAGCTTTCTGCTCACCGTTTTTGGCATAGGAGCCTTTGCCATTTACGCTGCGCCTGAAGTGCAGCCCAATCACGAGGGCTTGGCCAAGTGCCAAGAGCTCCACCCCATACGCTATTGCCGAATTGCGAATGGCTTCCCCGTAGAACCCCTCAAGTGATAGGCTCTTTTTCCGCAGGTTTCCTAAAGGCCCTTGACAGGGCCTTTTTTCATGCTCTATCATTCCTGCACGTCCGAGAGGACGCCCTTCCTTTTGAAAACCATGACGGTCGCTTCTCATTTCCGCGTTAGCAAGAAAGCTCAAAGTGCTTTGGGCATCACTGTGCTTAACGTGCTCCAGCATTGCGTGGTCATCCGCACTGAGCGTGGCCCTCGCTTTATGAGCCGCAAAGTATTTGATTCTTGGGAAGCCAAGCAGCGTGCCCACAAGGCACGCGCATGCCATGCCCGATATATCGCTAACAATGTGTGGATGGTTCTCGATCCCACCACGCCTACGGATGCTCACACCGTCATCCGTACTGGCGCTTATGTCAAAGGAATTGAAGGAAAATGGAGCTGCACCTGCACTGATGCCCATTTCATGCTTGAGCGTGGCCAAGAGCCTTGCTGCAAGCACATCCTTGCAGCCCACATGCAACTCAACATCGGCTCGTGAACGACCCTTATTCCCCCGCATTGGACTCCCTGGAAAATAAGCTCGGCGATGCACTGGGCCTAGCCATTGGCCTCATCCGTCATCCAGAAAAGCTAGACAATCGCACCATGGCGACTATTGAAGGTGCTTTTGCTCAATGGTGTGACAAGCAAATCGATGAAATGGGAAATGAAGACTAAGGCCGCCATTCAGGAGCGGCCCCGCCAGGGTTGAGCCAGGCTTCACGAGGCTTGGCTTTAATGACGCCCCTTCGCCAGTAACGCCCATGAAGAAATCATTGGACATTGCCACCATAGACAATGGCTAAATTCCCCGTGGGCACCATCGTCGATCTATATGACTTTGGTTTTCGGCAATGGAGGGGCGAATATATCGTCATTAAAACGCCTGATTCAGACCGCGCCCTTTACAAAATTCGTAACACCAAAACCAATAGCCAGCAATGGGTCAAGGAAAAATCCTTGCGCATTGGCCGCTTGGGTCCATTCTCCATCGAAAGCTTGCGCCCTTGACCACTTTGCTGTAAGATTTTGCACATGGCTGGAGACAGCCCCCTTACCGAGGAAACCATGCATCGCCCTTACGACGGCCACAAGGAATCGTCCTATCTGGCCAAGCTTGAAGCAGATCGCCAGGCCCAGCTTTCTGGCTATGGGGTTCGTCAATATCTCTGTGCAGATGGCTCTCGCAAATGGGAAGCCTATGGTTGGGAGCGCATCACTGAGCTCCAAGTTCATTACACCAGCTATGGCATATATGACCATATGTGGCAAGCTGAGCAATTCTTCTACAACATTATCCACGCTTGACCATGAGCCTCCGCACTGTTCACGGCTTCACTGTTCCTTCTGTCCACCTCAATGGCACTGGCGCTACCACGCTTCGCGAGGAATACGCTCATGCTTACGACGCATTGAATAAAGCTATTGAAGCTTTTGTTAATACCACTTGCAATGCTCGTGATTTCTACGTGCAAGACCAGCATGCCTTTGATAAGGCCCGCCACGAGCGGGCCGAAGCTCTTGATCAATTGAGAAAGAGCCAGCATTACATTGGCTCAATGCTCATGGGCATTTGTGATCAAATATGAAGAAGCCTATATATCACACAGAGGGTATATATAGGAATATATATGCCCAAATAGTGCATATATAGCATTTGCAAACTTTCACTTCTTAAAAAAATGCGCTTCATTTGCAATTACAACGACAACGGCCCTTATTTCGGCGTCACTCAAGGACAATATCAAGCAGTTTCCTTGAAGGAGCTTCTGATGCACGTTCGTACATGCATGGAAGATAGTGACCAGGCCATTGCAGTGTTTGATGATGATTCTGAATGCCTTGGCATGTGGCTTGATGAATCAGAGCCAGTAGACGATGGGGAGGGCGGAATGATGCTTGGCAGGCCAGTTTATTGCTTCTATAGGCCTGGCTCAATGAGCGAAGGGATGTGGAAGCGCCATTTGAAGCATTTCAAGAGGCCGTGACAATGATTCTCATTGATTTCTTTTCTGAAGCTGCTTGCAAAGGCACTGAACTTATTGAAGGATGGTATTACTATGCGGATGATGATGATTCTTTCATCGGCGGACCATTTCTAGATGAAGAAGCTGCCATAAAGGCAGCTTTTGATGGTCATGGATGGTAATTAATATTGCAGCTTTTTATTAAATAGATAATTAATTTTTATTATTTTTTTAAATAATTGGGACTTGGCAAAAAGCGGTAAAGGACTCGCTGAAACGCGGTATAGGGACTTGCTAAAACGCGGTATAGTAGAAGCGCTTTAGAGGGCGCCCGCGATCCGCGCCGCTAGTACGCCTGTACTACCGCTAGTACGTTTCTACTACCCTGATGATGAGAATCATTCTCAATAGGCGAGCCAGTACGTTTGTACTACTATGTCTTTATGCGCATACACGCATACCCGCATAGGCCTAGTTGCAAGTGAGAATCAGTCGCAATAGGAGAGCCTGAGAAGCTATGCGCCTATGCGCATAGCGGCATTGTTAAGAGAGATGTGACAATCCGCGAGGCGATGCCTCCCGCTCGCTCTCCTTGTCTGTATTGTCTCTGGCAAGGCCGCGAGGCC